AGCTGATTCGTACTCAGCGTTCCAAGCACAAGCGAAGCATTTCGGTTACGTGCCTTGAAGACAACCTAGTTGTGTTCGGCCTCGTCAACCCTGGTAGCACGGTCACGACGACTGCCGGTGTGAACACTCGCACTATCAAGATTCCCAAGAGCGAGAAGCGTGCGTTCACGCTTGAGCTGACGGACGGCGACGTTACCAAGCGTCGGCACATCCCGACCGGTGAGATTACGGAAGTTGGTGAGGTCACCCTTTCGGAGTCGGACCTACAGGCTTTCGAGCTAACCATCACGCTCTACCCGTCGGCTGACGACGTGCTTTACGTCGACTACGACAACGACCCTCAGACGGCTGTCCCTGAGACTCCGTAACACCACTTACTGAATTCAGTACCTGACTACCCCCGAATAGGAGCGTTCCCGTGCCCACGAAGAACGACGTTACCGGTAAGCCTTTCTCCGTCGAGTTCAACGGCGACACGTACGAGGTTTCCCCCGCTGAGGATTGGGACCTTGATGTACTTGAGGCCATTGACGAGAACAAGCTAACCCTTGCGCTCAAGGCGCTGCTTGGTGACGAGCAGTACGCCACTTTCCGCGCTACCAACAAGAAGGTCAAGGATCTTGGCGCTTTCTTTGAGGTAGCCGGTAAGCAGGTTGGCGCGGGAAACTCCTAAGCCTCCTCGCGTTCCTGCGGGAACACGGGGACGCTGTTGAGGCTGATCTAGCCTTTCGGGGTATTGACCTACTCGACATGTGGCGGGGGACTCTGAGCCCCCGCCGCGTGGACGTTCTTATACGCGGGCTTCCGCCCGATTCTGCGACTCGCCAAGCGATGAACGGTGAGCCGCTTTGGTCGCGTACTGATTTCATCCTCGCTGACCTTGTGGACTCTACGAACTCTGTTCAGTGGACGATTGCCAACAAGGATCAAGAGCGCCGTAACCGGCAGCCTACGCCGGAACCTTATCCGCGCCCGGGATTGAAGAAGACCACCAAGAAGGAAATCACTGCGGCTGATCTGCTCGCGTTCCGTGAACGTACGAAAGGGGCCTAATGCCTGCGCCTGAAATCGCAGTTGCGTATGTCTCCATTGTTCCGGAGATTCAAGGGTTCGCCCGTGATCTGCGCGCACAGATCGTTGGTCCGGCGGCTGACGCTGGTGACCAAGCGGGTGAGGCTGCCGGTGGTGGGCTCAAGGACAAGCTCAAGGCGGGTGCTGCGGCGGCTGGAATTGCGGCCGGTGCAGTGCTCGTCAAGGGCATTGCTGACGCCATTGAGCAGGCGAACATTACCAAGAAGCTACAGGCTCAGCTTGGGGCTTCCGGTAAGGACGCTGCTCGGTACGGCAAGGTTGCCGGATCCCTTTACGCCAAGGGTGTTACCGAGAACTTTGAGCAAGGCGCGGAAGCTATCCGCGCGGTGGTGAACGGTGGCCTCGTAAAGCCGGACGCCACGAACAAGCAGCTAGAGAGCATCGCTAGCAAGATGAGCGATGTTGCTACCACGTTCGGTACCGATATGGGCATGCAGACTCAGGCAGTCAGCGCGCTCATGAAGAACGGCCTAGCGAAGAATGCCGGTGAGGCGCTGGACGTCATCACGACCGGTATGCAGAAGCTAGGACCGAATGCGGATGACCTACTAGACACGTTCCAGGAATATCCGGTTCAGCTCAAGAAGCTTGGCCTTGATTCCAAGACGGCTATGGGTCTCTTCTCTCAGGGTCTCAAGGGTGGTGCCCGTGATACGGACATCATCGCTGACGCCATGAAGGAATTCTCTATCCGCTCCATTGATATGAGCACCACGTCACGCGACGCGTATAAGTCGCTTGGTCTGGACGCTCAGAACATGGAAAAGATGATCGGTAAGGGTGGCGACTCGGCTACCAAGGGGCTTGACATTGTCCTTGATAAGCTCCGAGGAATTCACGATCCGGTCAAGCGCGAGGCTGCTGCGGTTGGTCTGTTCGGTACTCAGGCTGAGGATTTGGGTTCGGCCCTATTCGACCTTGACCCGAGCAAGGCTGTTGCTGCGGCGGGCAAGACTGAGGGTGCGGCAGCGAAGCTAGGTAAGACGCTGCGTAGTGGCCCGATCTATCAGATCAAGACGTTTGCCCGGACGTTGCAACAGGACCTAGTTGAGGTAATCGGCAAGTACCTCGTTCCGGCCCTGACTAAGGCAGGGGAGTTCGGCAAGGCTGCTTGGTCTTGGATGAAGGATAATCAGGGCTGGCTACTTCCGTTCGCTGCGGGTATCACGGCGATTGCTGTTTCTGTCGCGCTCTATACGGGTGTGGTGCGTACGGTCGCTGCTGTAACTAAGGCGTGGGCGGCTATTCAGCTTGCGTTCAACGCCGTTATGGCTATGAACCCCCTTGCTCTAGTGGCGCTCGCGCTCGTGGGTATAGCTGCGGCTCTGTACGTGGCTTACCAGCGGTCTGAGACGTTCCGGAACATCGTCCAGACGGCTATGTCTGCGGTTGCTTCCGTCTTCTCATGGCTTTGGAACACGGTTCTCAAGCCAATCTTTGGGTTCCTCTTTAGCGCGTTCAAGCTCCTTCTGACTATCGTCACGGTCATTGTGGTTGCGCCGATCATCCTTGCTGTTAAGGCTCTGGGCGCTATCTTCTCGTGGCTTTGGTCGAATGCGATTAAGCCTGCTATTGACGCTATTGGCGCGGCTGCTAAGTGGCTTTGGAATAACGCTATCAAGCCGGTCTTTGGCTTTATCGCGGACAAGGCTAAGTGGCTTTGGAATAACGGCATCAAGCCCGCCTTTGGCTTCTTTGTCGGCGGCCTCAAGGAGGTTGCCAAGTGGGCTAAGTGGCTTTGGGATAACGGGATTAAGCCCCCGTTCAATTTCATTGCCGATAAGGCCAAGTGGCTTTGGAACAAGGGTGTCAAGCCTGCCTTTGACCTGCTCAAGGCGGGTATGAAGAAGGTCTCTGACGCGTTCAAGACGGCTAAGGACATGATTGGAAAGCAGTGGTCCAAGCTTTCCGATATCGCCAAGAAGCCTATCAATTTCATCATTGATACGGTTTACAACAAGGGCATTGTTGGCGTCTGGAATAAGGTTGCCGGGGCTTTCGGCGCACCCAAGCTGAACAAGTTCAAGGGCTTTGCCACGGGTGGCATCCTGCCGGGTTATACGCCCGGCCGTGACGTGCACCTAGCGGCGCTGTCCGGTGGTGAAGCTGTGATGCGTCCTGAGTGGACGCGCGCCATGGGTCCGCAGTACGTGAACAGCATGAACGCTCTTGCCCGTAAGGGTGGCGTTGGCGCTGTTCAGAAGGCAATGGGCGGCGGTCTTCCGGCGTTCAAGGACGGCGGTATCTTCGGGTGGATCGGCTCTGCCGGTTCTGCCCTTAAGGGCGCCGGTTCCGCTGCTTGGGATGGCATCAAGAAGGGTGCCTCTTGGCTCGCTGACACGCTTGAGGCTTCCGCGCGAGCGGGTGTCAAGCATGTTGTCAACCCTCTGATTTCCATGATTCCGGGTACCGGCAACGGGTTCGGAAAGATGGTTAAGGGCATCCCGAACAAGATGGTTGATTCCATCTTTGGGTATGCCAAGAAGGCTGACAAGAAGAACGACGTTGCGCCGAACGTCAATTACAAGCCGGGTGCCGGTGTTGCCCAGTGGAAGGGTGTTGTTCTCAAGGCTCTTGGCATGGTGGGGCAGCCTGCCTCTCTCTTGAACACGGTGCTACGGCGCATGAATCAGGAGTCGGGCGGCAACCCGCGAGCCATCAACAATTGGGATGTCAACGCCAAGAATGGGACCCCGTCCAAGGGTCTTATGCAGGTGATTGACCCGACGTTCAACGCGTACGCGGGCAAGCTCCGGGGTCGTGGCGTTTGGGACCCGCTAGCGAACGTTTACAGCTCTATGCGCTACGCAATGAGTCGTTACGGTTCGCTGTCTTCCGCGTACAACCGTACGGGCGGATACGACAACGGTGGTTGGCTACAGCCGGGGGCGACGCTTTCGGCGAATGACTCGGGTAAGCCTGAGCCGGTGTTCACGTCCGGTCAGTGGTCGCAGATTTCCACGCTCGCTAATCGGGGCATGGTCGGCGGTAACGGTGGCCTACAGCCGGGGGACATGCTCACGCTGTCCGTGGACGGTCGTACGACCCTTGAGGCGTACGTTGACCGGCGCGCCGATGACCGCATTCACAAGGGCCTAGTTGGTCCGGCGTCTCTCGGAAGGGTCATGTAATGCCTGAGGGTGAAGACACGGCGGTTGAGGTTCCTCGTTACGAGGAGACAACCGACGAGAACGGCAACACGGTGATTATCGGGTATCCGTCGGACGGCGCTACCGCTGTCTATCCGGAGGACTCTGACACCACGTCGGACGGCTCTCCGGGCCCCGGTCCGGCTCCGTCCAACGAGGAACCCCCTCAGGGGGGCGCGTAATCGCCTAGGAGCGTTCCTAGGTTCATCTGTACCCCGGTGGGTCCCTCGTGGGCTCACCGGGGCCTAGGGAGGTTTCTTAGTGGCTTTCGTCAACCCGAACCTACTCACGGACCCGGCAGCGAGCACCTTTGAGGGTGGCACGCATGCTTGGACGGATGCGACTTCCAACACGACGCTAACGGTTGTGACGGGTCAGTATCTGTCTGGCGCCTATTCGCTGAGGTTCACGGCCAAGGCTACGGGGACCGTTCAGGCGTACTCCCCGTACGTCACGGGTATCCAAGAGGGCAAGACTTACCTAGCGCGCATTCCGGCGCGTATCCAGTCTGCTTACGCGGGCAAGGTCCTTACGGCGCGGATTCTGTTCTACGCCGACACGGGGCCTAATATCGGCTCGTTCAACTACTCGACTTCCCCTAGCGCGACTAGCACGGGTTGGGTTCTCGGGAACTATCCGGCGATTAGCGCGGTTGCTCCTCCGACCGCAACCAAGATGCGCATTGCGTTTATCGCTGACAACATCACCATTAACGACTACGTCAACATTGACGATGTGTACCTAGGTGAGGCCCCGTTCATTGCGGGCAACCTTTACGGGTATGACGTGCAGTCGGTTGAGTCGGGCATTGACGGGTGGGGCGCGTCGGGCTCTACTCCGGGCACGGTGTCTTGGGGTGTTAATCCTCGTTACGACGGTTACCGCTGTGTTGGTATCGCTGCGAACGTTGCGGGGGTTCAGTACCTCCGTACGAGCAATACGGTTCCGGTGACTCCGGGCGTTGAGTATGTGGCTGAGGGTTGGCTGTACAGCCCGGTTGCGACTACGTCTGACACGCTTATCCAGTGGTACGACGCGGGTGGGGCGACGCTTCCGGTGTCGTACTTGAATCGTTCGCTGACTGCCGGTGCATGGAACTACCGGATTCTTACTGCGGTTGCTCCTGCGGGTGCTGTGACGGCTCGTCTGTACTTCAAGCCGTACGCTCTTGCTATCGGTGACACGTTCTATCTGGACGAGGCAGCGCTAAAGCCTGCCCCTAACGCTGCCGGTAACCTTCTCACGTACGACGAGTATTCGACGGAATCCACGCTACCGGCTTGGACGTGTGATGATGCCACGCTGTCTCGTGACTACTACACGTCGACTGCCACAGACGGCCGGTATGTTCTTGCGATCCGTCCGACGAGCAACACGATTGTCAACGCAAGCCTTGACCGGCTAATCCCGGTAACCCCGGGCACGTCCTATCAGGCTCGCACTACGATCCTGCGACACAACCCGAATACGGCTGAGTCCATCCCGATTACGGCTCGTACGCGTATCAGTTGGTTTGATGCGTCGGGTGTTCTGCTCTCGGTTGATGAACCTGATCAGTTCGCAACGATCTATGACAGTGCAGCGTATGCAGGAATCTTGGTTGCCGAGACTCGTACGGCTCCCGATGGGGTAGCGTTCGCGCGGTTCGGTATGGAAATTGACCACTCGAACACCCCGGCTGATTTCTACTACGCCGATAAGATCCAGTTTTACGTGTCCGATCCGCTCTATGAGCTGTCGGTTGACGATGACTCGGGCTATGTTCGGTTGCTGCTGAATTACCTACCCCCCTCGTCTACGAACACGGTGACTATCTACCGGGTTGACGAGAACGGCAAGACTGCCTTTCTGCGGGGCTACGGGACCGAGTATGACGCGGCACCCTACACACAGGGTCCCATCCTCGTTGAGGACTATGAGGCACCCCTTAACACCCGCATTTGGTACGCCACTGAGTGGCGCAACGGCAGCACGTTGACGGCTCGTATGCTCACGCAGACTGTTACGGCCCCGGTGTTGGCGGATGCTGATTACGTGTGGTTCAAGTCTCCGGGTATTCCGGCGCTGAACACGACGGTCATGATGGAAGCTCCGATCAAGTGGTCTCGTGAGGCACGGCAGGCGCTATACGCGATTGTCGGTCGGCGCAACCCGATTGCCATCACGGACGCCCGTCAAGGCCGTAAGGCGAGCCTGTCTCTCCTCGTGTGGGACGAGGCGAGTAACGCGCTCTTTGATGCGCTGCTTGATACGGGCCTCACGGCCCTCGTTCAGGCTATGCCGGGTTACGGCGTTAACGGCAACCTGTACCTCTCCATTGGTGGGGTTGAGGTTGAGAGCGTCACGAACGCTGCGAACATCCCGGGTTGGCGTTGGACGCTTGAAGTGTCTGAGGTTGACCGCCCGGCCGGTGGCCTACAGGGCTCGTCTGCGGGTACGTGGCAGACGGTCATGGATAACAACATGGCTTGGTCTGACGTGTTGGGTGGTTACGACGAGTGGTCAACGGTTCTCACGAACCCCTAGCAGATCCTGAATTCAGTAACTGACCTGAAAGGGGGCAGAGTTGCTAAGCGTTAGCGCCAAGTGGGCGCGGGCGCTGACGACGAGCCACGGACTAGTGAGCAAGGTGAATGCCCTTTACGGCGGGTCTCTCGTCGCTGAGGGCATTCCCTTTGTCAGCGGTTCCGTGAAGGTGGATAGGGGCAGTGAGACACGGCGCTCACTGTCCCTCACCGTTGCTGACCCTCGTCAGTTCCCTCGGGCTGAAACCGACTTGTTCGGGGTGTACGGTCAACAGCTCTACGTCGAGCGGGGAATTCAGTATCTCGACGGCTCAACCGAGTCCGTTCCGCTAGGTACTTTCGTCATCACGAACGTCAGCGGTGACGTACACACGGGCCCGCTGTCGATTGAAGCTGCGGGGCTTGAGATCCTGCTTAAGCGGGCTCTGTTCGGTAGTGCGACGAGCACCAAGGGTATTAGCAACGCTGCGGCATTCATCAACACTCAGATTCTGGACACGATCCCTACGGCCGGTTTCGTTGACCGCTCGTCTAGTGGCGGAACGCTTCTTGCCACTAAGACTTGGGATGCCGGAACGGACAAGTGGGCGGCTCTCACTGAAGTTGCCCTCAGTGTGGGCGCTGAACTGTTCTGCGACGCTTACGGCACGTTCGTGCTCGCTGACATCCCGTCCGTCAAGGACTCAAACCCCACGGTCGTTTGGGATGTGTCTGCGGGTGAGTCTGGCGTGATGGTGTCGGCTGAGCAGTCGCTTTCGAGTGACGAGGTTTACAACCGGGTCACTGTCGTTGGTGAGAATTCCGAGGACAACAAGCCCCCGGTTTCTGCAACGGTGTCCATCACGGATAGCACGGACCCGCTGAGGTATGGGGGACCGTTCGGCAAGGTAGTCAAGCGGGTTTCTTCGAGCCTCGTCACGACCGACTCTCAGGCCAACGCTATGGCGCTTGCGCTTCTGCGTAAGGGTCGCGCTCCGAACCGTTCGGTCTCTGTGTCTGCGATCCCCAACCCTGCGCTAGATGCGGGGGATTGGATCCGTGTGGACTACGGTCCGGGCATCCTGCCTGAGCTTCACCTTGTCAACGCCTTTGAAGTTCCGCTCTCGTCCGATGGGGGAGCGTTCACTATCGACACCATCGGCGGACGGGACGAGGACGCGTAATGGCGGCTGTAGACAAGCTACTTGGTGCGGCGGTGCAGTCCGTGAAGACTTCCGGGCTGCTTGAGTCCATGGCTCGTATGGGTGTGGTCTCGGCTGTCAACTCCGATGGCACGGTTGATGTTTCGCGCGCTGCGGACGTGTTCCCTAGCGTGCGACTTCTGACCGGCTATGCGAGCCCCACGGTTGGGGACTCCGTTCAGATGGTTAAGACCATGGGCGGTTGGGTCTGTGTGGGCGCCTACCAGACGGCTACGCCTGACCCTCAGTGGGTCTCTGCCTCGCTCGTGAGCGGATATACGAACAGCGGAAATAGCAACGGAACCGTTCAGTACCGGCGGATTGTCGACCACGGATCTACGTTCATTGAGTGGTGCGGCGGCATGTCGTGGGCTACCTCCGGAAGCCCTCCGAATGGTGGTCAGTTCTTCACCATGCCTTCCGGCTTCCGTCCGCTGTCTAAGCGTTCTGTCTCGGCGGCTGCCGGTGGTGTCGCCACAAAGATTGATTTCAACACTGACGGTGGTTGCGTGATTATCCCGCCTACCGGAGTGACTACGTGGTGCAGCGTCAACGGCGTGCGCTACCGCATTGACTAAGGAGAACGCCAGTGCCCCTAACCGATACATACGGCCAGAACATCCCGTACCCCACGCTGACCGATAAGCCCAACGCTCAGAGCCTCGCTGAGGGGCTAGTCACGAACATGACCCCCAAGCTAGTCATGTCGTTCGCCTCAGCGGTTACGCGAGGAGCGACTATCAGCAAGCCCGTTGAGGGCATGGTGACTTGGCTCAAGGATGTCAACCTACTTCAGGTGTACGACGGTTCCGCTTGGGTGTCGTTCGCGTCGGGCACGAACACTTGGAAGAGCGTTTCTCTCGCGTCCGGCTGGACGAACAACGGCAACTCTCAGGGAACGTTTCAGTACCGGGTTGTGAACCTCTTTGGTGAGGACACGATCATGTTTCGGGGTGGCATCTCCCGCTCGTCCTACCCGGGGTCTATTCCCTCGTACTTTGAGCTGAACACGTCCGCGCTTCCGACGTCCGCGCGTCCGGCTTCTCTGCGAACGATCGTTGTTCCGTGCTCTGACGTGAGCAGCGATCGAATCACTCTCAAGCTCGACATCACTACGGACGGTTGGCTACGCCTGTATGGCGCGTCTGCCACGGCTAAGCCCCCGTGGGTCGGGTTCAACGGCTGCTTTACGTCTCTCTAACCAACTACTGAATTCAGTATCTGACTTCCCCTCGTCCGGTAGGGCACGACCGGGCGGGGGGTTCCCTTTTCTCGAAAGGAGCTACCCGCATGGGTACTACGTGGGTTTCGGGCGCTGAGCGCCTAGGTAGCGGCAAGATTGGCGGGGCTATGGACAGCCCCAACCGTCCGGCGCGCGTGGTCTGGCACACGACGGAGAGCGGGGCGGGCAACGCTGCGTTCAACTCCGTTGGGAAGTACCTGACTTCCATCGGCGCAGAGCCTCACTTCCTGTACGACCCGACCACCGACCGGCTAGGGCAGTACGGTCCGCTTGACCAGTCTGCGCGAGCCCTCAAGAACGATGGCAACACGCGTACGAACCGCACGGGTCGTGCGTGCATTCAGATTGAGGTACTTGGGCGCGCTGCTACTCCGTTTACGGGGTACTGGCGTCCGGGGAAGAACTTCAAGGCGCTTATGTCGGCTATCCGTTCGTGGGGTATCCCGGATGAGTTCCCGCTACCGCTCGCCAAGACCGCTAGCGCGACCAAGCGTGACCGGTCCGTTTGGCTCGCCAAGGGTGGCCACTATGGTCACTGCAACGTTCCGGGTAACGACCACTGGGACCCGGGCGCGATCAACACGGCTGCTCTGTTCGCTGCGGCCCCCAAGGCTTCCGGCGGTACGTCGACCACCAAGCCCCCGACCGTTCCCACGGTGAGCCTCGCGAACGTCGTTGAGGCGGCTCGTAAGGACCCCAAGCTAGCTCAGGGCAAGACGACTCACGCGAGTGACGTTAAGACCGTTGAGAAGGCGCTCAAGGCCGCTGGTCTGCTGTCTGCGGCGTACGCGTCGGACGGCTCGTTTGGCTCGCTGACTGTCAAGGCGTACGCCAAGTGGCAGGTTCGCTTGGGCTACTCGGGCACGGCTGCTGACGGCATCCCGGGTAAGGCTTCCCTTGTGGCGCTCGGGAACAAGTACGGATTCAAGGTGAAGTAATGAGCAACGGTGACCCCCTTGGCGTGACGATTGGCGCGCGGGAGATCTATGACGAGCTTGTTGGGATGCGTGAGGACGTTCGGAGTCTCACGCAGACCAGCGAGAGCGTTGCGCACAAGCTTGATGACCACGAGGAGCGTCTAAGGACGCTTGAGCGTTGGAAGTATGCACTTCCTACGGCTGCTGTCTCTGGCGTGCTCGCTGCGGGGGTCACGCTTGCCCGTGCTGCGGGCGCAATCTAACCAACAACAGGAGGTTCCCTTATGGGATTTGTGAAGGATCATGCCGCGCGGTTCTATGCGGTTCTCGTCGCGCTCGTCGCGCTAGCGGCTCACTTTGTGCCGGACCTACCGTCTGAGCTAATCCTTGCGGTTGCTGCGGCTCTGCTTGGTCTTGGTGAGGGTGTGCAGCGTCTTGAGGACGCTAAGACCGTTGCTGCGTTCCTGTACGCGGAAGGGAAGCACCGGAAGTAGGGAAGTCCTTGCGCTCCCGTAGTTGGGTAAGCCCTAGCTACGGGAGGTTGCTTTGAAGTTCCCGCACATTGCCTTTATCGGCAAGAAGCGAACCGGCAAGGACACGGCTGCCGGTTACCTCGTCCGCCACGCTGCCTATACGCGGGTGGCTTTCGCTGACCCGCTCAAGGAAATGGCGCTTGGCATTGACCCGCTGATTCCTACGGCTTATGACCGTGGATATCGGCTCTCGGTCCGGCTTTCCAAGTTGGTCCGTGATGTGGGTTGGGAGTACGCCAAGGACCACTATCCGGAGGTTCGGCGCATTCTTCAGACCTCTGGTCAGTCGGTGCGTCGGCATGACGCGGGGTTTTGGGTCGGCGTGGCTATGGACAAGGTTGCCGTTGCCGACTCGTGGAACCTGCCGGTTGTGGTGACTGACTGCCGGTACCCGAACGAGGCCAAGGCGCTACAGGCGCGGGGCTTCCTTCTTGTCCGGCTGCTCCGTCCGGGGCTTGAGTCCACGGACACTCACGAGAGTGAGACGGCGCTTGATGACTTCCACACTGACGCCACCCTAGTCAACGACGGAACCCCTGATGACCTCAGGGAACAGCTACGCGCGCTTGTGATGCGCTGACCAGTGAGCCCCCTTGGCCTATCCGGCTGAGGGGGCTTTCTTGCGTTCGGGCAACTCCTGAATTCAGTAGTTGGCTTGCACGGCCCCCGGGGCGTGTGTACTGTCTTCCTTGTCAGCACGACGGAGCACGACGGAGGGGGCCCACGATGGCTATTACGGTTCAGGAGATTGCGGAGCTTGGTCACACCTTTGCGGTTGTCCGCAACGGCAAGGTTGTCCACATCAAGCGGTCGGACAGCAACAAGACGGTCTGCGGCAAGGTCACCACGGGGAACGTGCTCCGCTCTGACGCCACGGACAACAACATTTGCGTTGCCTGCCGGGTCGTGATCCAGAAGGGTGCAGAGCAAGGGCAGGAGTTGACTGAGGTGGACGCAGCCGGTATCGTGTCCAACCTCATGGAAGCTGCAAGCAAGGCAGCGACCAAGACCGAAGGGGACACCGTGGCCAAGGCGACCGACACCAAGGCTGAGGACAAGCACGCTGAGACCGTTGAGCAGATCAACGCGAACATCGAGCGTTTCGTGTCTCTCCTTGAGGCGGAGAACGAGGAAGGGGCTACGGAGCTTGCCGACGAGACGGAAACGATGATCTCCAGTCTCCCGACTCGCGGCAAGACTCCGGCGGGTGACAAGACGTGGGCGCAGTTCAAGCAGGACAGCCGTACCGCTATCCGCGAGGCTAAGAAGGGTGCTGCCGAGAAGCCTAAGGCTTCCGCTGAGGTTGTGGTCCTTGAGACCACTGAGGACTACCGCAACGTTGAGGGCATGGAAGACCTCATCAACGAGGGCGCCAACGTCATCAGCGAGGGTGTCAAGCTTCACCTCAAGGCGTCTGAGACGGCGTACAACCTTGGTCGCAACCTGCTGAGCGTCCGTCTCTCGCTCAAGGTCAAGGGTGCCCCTGACCTCAAAGCCAAGTCTCAGGCGTACCGCGACGCGTCCGGTCACCTCAAGGCTCAGGCAATCGTTCAGCTCATGGAGTCTGGTGTCGACGAGTTCGACGCCAACGAGGCAGCCGAGAAGCTGTGGAAGTCCATGAACAATCAGACGGGTGACGTTCTCGCGGACTACGCCAAGGAGCTTGACGGCCCCAAGCGTGAGGAGTGGGACAACCTCTTTGGTGAGGTTGCCAAGGCTCACCCCGCGCTGACCCCGTCTGAGGCCGTGTCCGCGTACTACGGCATTGACCTCGTCGGCCCCCGCGAGAAGGCCCGCCTTAAGGCTGCTGAGAAGCGCGCTCTTGCCGAGAAGGCTAAGCAGGCGCTTGAGGCCGGGAACACGGACGAGGCTGAGGAGCTTGAGGGCGAGATTGCCTCGCTTGATGGCAAGGTTGAGCCCACCCCGGGCGAGAAGGCTAAGGCGGACGTCAAGAAGATCAAGAGCGGTACCAAGGCTCTCGCCGGTGTCAACCCTGAGGAGCTTGAGGACGAGGACCGTAAGGCGGTCCGGGATGACATTCAGGCGCAGATTGACGCGCTGCGTGACCTCGTCACCAAGTACCTGTAGCAGGTACTGAATTCAGGAACTGAGAGACCCCCTACCAAGCCCCCAGCAAGGTAGGGGGTCTCTCCCCTTGGTCCCACTGTTCCTAGAGCGCAAGGAGTGCGAACGTGTCGGAATCCCGTTTGGTGGCCCTGAGGCTGTCTCAAGATGAGCTTGACGCCGTGGCGGCTGTCCTCGTCCAGAAGTGCGCGGAGATTGGCCGTATGGCCCCTGAGGTGGTCAAGACAATGCCCAAGGTTGCTGCTCTCGCTGAGACCCTTGGGGACGTTGTTGAGCGGCTGGACACGGCTTGGGGGATGGCTCAGCGATGACCAGTGAACCGACGAGGCGCCTTGAGGCAGACCTCACCGCGAGGGAGTGGGAACTTCTCTTTCACGGTCTGGCGTCTGCCGCATCCCACTACCGGTACGACGAGCACGCCCCTACGGCCGTAGAGCTTGACGCGCTGAGGGCCAAGCTGCACCTTGCCAAGCAGGACGCCGACGAGAAGGCACGCGGGGACCGTCCTAGCCCCTGAGCGGCCCTCTGAGCCCCTTCTAGCCCCGTCTGACCCCCAGGGTTGGGCGGGGCTTTTTGCTGCCCGGAGACGGGCGCACAGAGACACAGCGAGAGAGGTTCCTCTTAGGGGTGGAGTGACGTAGTGACAAAGTGACAGAGGTCTAAGACTGTCTATACAGAGCCTAAGGACCCCTCTTGTAAACCGAGCCCCAAAGTGACGGTTTCGGCGTCACATCGTCACCGCTCCTCGCTGTGGTGGTTGCCGGGAAGTGTCTGCGCTCTAGCCCTTTCGTAAGCCAAATCGGCCCACGGAAGGGGCACACAATGAGCGGTCAGGTTCGTACGGTCATGCGCGGGGGTTCGCGGTTCTACGTGGACGTTGAGACGCACGAGAAGGCGCCCGGTGTCACGTCGGTTATCGGCATGCTGCCTAAGCCGTTCCTTGCTCCGTGGAATGCGAAGCTTGCCGCTGAGCTTGCGGTTGACTCGTTCGATTTCCTCAAGCAGATGACGGAGACGGCCGGTCGTGAGGCTGCCGTTGATTACATCAAGGGTGCGGCTCGCCGGTACACCAAGGGTCGCGCGGATATCGGGTCTGACGCGCATGACATGTTTGAGCGCATGATCCGGGGTGAGGGTCGGCTCACTGAGAGGAACGCTTACGGTGAGTTCGTGGTCCGTGTTGCTCCGGACCTTGAGCCGTACCGGCGTCATTTCGCGGAGTTCCTTGAGGTTGTACAGCCTGAGCTTGTCCGCGCGGAAGATGTCGCATGGTCGGACACGCACAACTACGCCGGTTCGTTTGATGCCATCCTGCGTATCAAGCTGAACGAGGACGGTAAGCCGGACCCCCAGGGAGAGCCTGCCCTTGTGGTGGCTGACTGGAAGACCAGCAAGAGCACGTACGCGGACGTTGCCTTGCAGATGGCTGCCTACGCGCATGCTGACCGGATCATTGACCCTGAGGGCAACTCGTCGCCTATGCCTGCCGTTGAGGGCGCGTGCGTGCTGCATGTGACGCCGGAACAGTGGGCGCTTAAGCCGGTTCGCATTGATGACGAGGTCTTTGAGTTCTTCCTGACTCTGCGCAAGGTCTTCAATTGGGACCGTGAGGTTTCCAAGACGGTCCTTGGGCGGGCTATCGCCAAGAGCAGCCGGGTTGTTACGGGTACGGAGCGGCGGGCCCGTTGATGTGCGCTGAGCGCGAGGAAGACGAGAAGTGCATTTGCACTGACTCTATTCGGTCCGTGATCGGGTCTTGCCCGGGGCGGGGGCACCGTGAGTATTACTTCTGTCCCCGTCGGGACGGACTGTTTCCCGTTGAGCTTGTGACTCCGGGAAACAAGGAAGTGCTTGCGCTCTAGGGATAGCAGAGAGAGGTACGAGGGGGTCAGGTGCTGAATTCAGCATCTGGCCCCTTCCGCAACTCAACGTCTCATTCAACGACTTAGGGGAGATCCCAACCGTGGCGTTTCTGCGTATCTTTGACACTGACCCGGACGCTAAGCCCAAGCCCAAGCCCTCGTACAACAACGAGTTTGCTTTCCGGTTCCGGTCGGGCAAGATGAACGGCCGTAAGCCCATGTCTCTTGACGCGTGGCGTGTGACCACGGGTGAGAAGGAAGTTGCCGAGTCTATCGCTCAGCTTATGGGCGGTTCGGTGAACGAGTGGGAGACGTCCAAGGATGATTTCCTTGAGGTTCTGACCGGTAAGGACAGCGTTGAGGTTGTCATTTCCGGCGTGAAGGCGATCAAGTCGACCCTTGTTCTGTGGGGTCAGCGTGGTCCTATCCACGAGTGCGACGGTGTTACGTCGCTTCTGTCGGATGACTTTGGTCAGCCGTGTGGTTGCCCGTCGCTTCTCGCTGACCGTAAGGCGCTCGCTAAGGCGGGTCGTGGTCCGGCCCCGAACACCAAGGTTGAGTTTCGCCTTGCTGAGGATTATGACCTTGGCCTTGGTCAGTTCGTGTCTACGTCGTGGGAACTCGTCAAGGTTCTGCACGAGATTGCGAACGACCTTGACGAGGTGGGGGATGAGGCTCTGTGTGAGCTGTCCCTTGAGCTTGTGGAGTATGACCACTCGACCTATGGCCGTGTGAGCTACCGCAAGCCGGTTATCAAGGTCATCAAGGCTTGGAGCGAGGCGATTGCGGAGTGAACGCGCGTCCGTTTCGGGGGGTCTCTGACGAGGTGATCAGGGGCCCCCTTTGGGGGTTTGCTCCCGCTGACCGTCCGGCAATCCTGCATGAGCGTAGGCGCCGGTTCGGTCTGAGTGAAGACTTTGAGTACAACGTTGGGGAGAGTGCGGAATGGGAAAGCGCGGAGTAGTCACGGACTATGCCGGTGAGGAACTGTACGCGGGTGACCTCGTCGCCTATGCGGCACGGCAGGGTAACCGGGTCCGGATGACTGACGCTGTTGTCCTTGAGGTGACGGCTAAGAAGGCTCAGGTTGAGGGTGTGGGCATTGTGCTTGTCCCGACGCTCAAGGTGCAGCCGACGGGGGATGAGTCGGGCTTCACGGCTCGTCGTTCCATGCGTCCTCAGTGGATCGCTGCGGATCACGTCCGTCTGATCACTCCGGCGTCACCTGCCGACGAGGAGTAACCCGCCTTATCAAACGGCCGGATGGTACCTGTACGGGTGCTGTCCGGCCGTTTGGTGTTTGAGCCAACTACTGAATTCAGAAGCTGAGGGGTCATGGACAAGGTTGTTAAGGCGGGGGCTGTCCCTGCCATGGGTGACGTTCGGACGATGGGGGAGGGTGACACGCTGTGGCTTGAGCCTGCCATCCGTGAGGGCAAGGAGTGGTCCCGCTACGTGGACGCTGTCAGGCATGCGGTTACCCGTGGCGCTGACGTGAGGTGGGTTCGTGGCTAACCCGAACAAGGCCAAGGGGACGAGGCACGAGAGCGCGGTTCGGGACTACCTGAACGGCTTCCTAGCCGGTGTGGCGGGGGTTGATGAGCTTCCGTCGTGGGACTCTCGCGCTGTCCGTCGTGTGGCGCAGGAAGGGGCCAAGGATGTTGGGGACTTGCACGCTTACCCGTTCATTCTTGAGGCCAAGGACACGGCTAAGCACGACATCCCCGGTTACATCAGGCAGGCGAACACTGAGGCCGGTAACGCCGGTTTCCCCTTTGGGGTGGCTGTCCTCAAGAAGCGTGGGGCGAACATCGCTGATTCGTACGTGTGCCTTGATCTAGCGACGTTCGCGCGGGTGTTGGCCAAGATCCGCGAGGCGTACGACGAGGTCTAGGAAGTGCTTGCGCTCAAGGGATAGCAACAAGAGGAGAGGAACTAAGTTGCTGTTCAAGGATGTTCTTGCGCGCTTTGGTCAGGCTGAGGAGCAGTCGGACGGGGGTTACCTTGCGCTGTGTCCCGCGCATGCGGACTCTCGTCCGTCGCTCCGCATCTGGCGGGGGGATGATAACAAGGTTCGCATCACGTGCCGTTCCGGTTGCAAGCCGGACGAGGTGGTTAAGGCTGCCAACCTCACTTGGGCGGACATGTTCAACGCGACCGGGGACGGTCTGACGGTCGCCAAGGAAAAGCCCACCCTTGTGGGTACGGCGCAGACTGCCGCTCTTGCGATGTACGTTGACGACACGTCGGGGCTGTTGCAGTCGCTTGAGGCTGACTACGGCATTGTTCAGGCTCGCACGTATCTGTTTGACCGGTTCGGTATCGGCCCTGAGGCTGCCCGTGAGCTTGAGCTTGGCTTCTCGGGAACGTTCAAGTTCCCTTACGCGTCACGGGCGTTCACCTCGTTCCCCCGTGTGACGGTCCCGTTCAAGGACTTCCGGGGGATCGTGCACGCGATGCAGGGGCGTGACCTCAGTGGGAAGTGCCCCGGTCGGTGGGTCGGTCTGACCAACCCTGAGGGCGCCCGGTGGGGTCAGTACGGCGTGTTCCGGGGTCAGGGTGGCTACGGGGTCACGCTCATCACTGAGGGGCCCGGAGACGCGCTTACAGCGGCTGCTGTGGGCTATGACGCTGTGGCTGTCCGGGGTGCTGCTCTGGCCGGTAGCCCTGAGTTGATCGAGGAGCTTGCTCGGGGGCTTGAGGGTTCTCAAGTGATCGTGGCCGGTGACAACGACTCGGCCGGTATGGGGTTCACCAAGCGTCTGAGTGCGGGTCTCTCTAAGCATGGGATCACGGTCTACACGCTCCAAATCCCCACGGACGGTTGGGACTTGACTGACTGGCGTGAGTCCAACCGGGAAGGTTTCCCGGCTGCTCTGCACACTGCCGTAAAGCGTGCTGAGCCCTACTCTGAGACGAAAGGTCTACTTGTGGACGCTGCTACCGGCGCGCTTGTGCCGGATGCCACTACGGCTACACGAGCTGTTGAACTGATTTCTGAGTTCAGTGAGCGTTACGGCACGTCGGATGTGCTTGCCGCTCACGCGCTCGTTGCGTTCACGGGAGGAACCATCAAGTTCGCCAAGGGGCTTGGGTTCTACGTGTGGGATGGCAAGGTTTGGCACAACGACGCTGACAAGGTGCGTCAGCTCATCCATTTCATGGGCGCGTCTCTGTCGATTGCAGCGCGTACCAATCCGAACGCCGGTGAGCACACGCTCAAGATTGCGGCGCATTTCATGAACACGCGAAGCATTGACGCGCTGATTCGTGAGCTTAAGGCGGTTCCGTCTGTTCAGGTGGACGCCGAGGAGTTCGACAACCGGCCTGATCTCCTGAGTTTCGAGAACGGCACGGTTGAACTCCGCACGGGTGAACTCCGGGCGCATGACAAGCGAGACATGCTCACGGTGTATCTGCCGATTGAGTTTGACCCTGAGGCTAAGGCTCCTCGTTGGGAACAGTTCCTGACTGAGATCATGCCGGGGCTGCCTGAGATGCCCGCTTACATTCGGCGTCTCGTTGGCTACGGCATCACGGGCAACGTGTCGGAACAGTGCTTTGCGGTGCTGCATGGTTCGGGTGCTAACGGCAAGTCGGTGTTCACAGACACGTGCACTGAGGTTTTCGGCGGTATCACCAAGACAACGCCGTTCAGCACGTTTGAGGACAAGGGCGCGGGTGGGATCCCCAACGACATTGCCGCGCTGAGGGGTTCGCGTCTCGTGATGGCTTCTGAGGGTGACTCGGGTCGGCCCATGTCTGAGGCTGTCCTCAAGCGGGTGACGGGTAAGGACAAGGTCACTGCCCGGTTCCTGAACAAGGAGTTCTTTACCTTCTCGCCTACGTTCCTCATCATGCTTGCGACCAACCACAAGCCCAATTTCCGTGGTCAGGATGAGGGGCTTTGGCGACGCGTCAAGATGATCCCTTTCAACCGCTACTTTGCGGAGAACGAGCGTGACTACGCGCTTGCTGACAAGCTCCTTGCGGAGTCTGCGGGCATTGTGGCTTGGGCGGTTCGTGGGGCGGTTGAGTGGTTCCGTGAGGGTCTTAAGGATCCGGATGCGGTGAAGAACGCCACCAAGGAGTTCCGCGAGACTGCTGACGCGTTGCAGGGGTTCATGCCGGGCGTGATCGAGCACACGGGGGACGACGCTGACCGCATCCTTGGGAACGAGGCGTTCAGCATGTATCTCGATTGGTGCGAGGCTGAGAACCTTCCGCAAAAGGAGCGTTGGCGTCGTCAGACGTTCTACCGGGCTCTTGAGGAGCGGGGCGTTTCTCGCCGGAAGCTGAACACGGGTATCACGCTGTTCGGAATCCGTCCGGCCCACCATGACGAGGAACCGGCCGGACCGGGCATCTTCGGCAACGACTAGCAACAACTGAACACACCCTGAGGGGTCAGCTACTGAATTCAGTAGTTGGCCCCTCTTGCGTTAGGGGAGAGACATGCGCACGTACATGCACGAAATCAACGGGTCCACGGTCTACGCCAAGGTTCCTGAGACTGCCGGTGACTTGGACGACTTCAAGCGTTGGCTTGAGGGTGCGAACGGCCGTGGTCCTATCGCGCTGGACACGGAGACCACGGGGCTTGACATCTATTCGGACGGCTACCGTCTGCGTACTGTGCAGTTCGGGGACGCGCTTACGGGTTGGGTCATTCATTGGGAGCGCGGGGGTGCGTTCGTTGAGGTTGTTCTTTGGGCTCTCCGTCGCATCAAGCGTCTACTGATTCACAACGCCCCGTTTGATTGGCTCGTGTTGGACGAGCATGCGGGGGTACCGCTTGAGTGGCTTGCCCCTCGTACGACGGATACCAAGATCCTGGCTACCCTCGTTGATCCTCGTCAGCCTCAAGAGGGCGGCATTGGGACGGGCCTCAAGCCTCTTTCGGGGCACTACCTTGACCCGTCTGCGCCGGACACTCAGGGGGACCTTACGGCCGTGTTCCGGTCGCTTGGTCTGACCAAGGCTACGGGGTTCGCGCGTATCGACTTGGACCACCCAACTTACAATCTCTACGCGGCACTTGATGTGATCCTCACGGCTCGTCTTGAGCCGGTGCTACAGCATGAGCTTGAGCGGTATGGGGTGCGTCCTCGTCTCGTCCAGTACGAGCACGAACTAGCGCGCATCTGCGCCCACATGCAGCGAACGGGCATGGTGCTTGACGAGGATTACACGCGCTCTCTTGAGGCTCGCCTTGGGGAGGAAGCTGCCCTCTACGCGGTTAAGGCTGCTCGGTATGGCGTCGAGAACGTCAACAGCACTAACCAAATCTCTGAGGCTCTGCTTGCCATGGGGGAGACGCTGACGGAGCGTACGGCTTCCGGCAACCTCAAGGTTGACAAGGCTGTTCTCTTGGCGCTTGCGGACATGTCCCTACAGTGGGACCCGCTTGAGTCTCGTCGGCCCAACCCGCTCGCGGACGCCGTGTTGAGGGCTAAGCGGTCGGGTAAGTGGCGTGAGACGTACGCCAAGACGTTCCTTGAGACCGTGGACGCCAAGGGGCGCATTCACCCGTTCATCAACTCTCTGCAAGCCCGTACGGGGCGCATGTCGATTACGCGTCCGGCGCTGCAAACGCTGCCCTCGTCTGATCAGATGATCCGGCGTTGCATGCTCGCGGACGAGGGTCACGTCATGGTGTCCATTGACTTTGCTGCGGTTGAGATGCGCGTCCTTGCGGCTCTCGCTGACGTGAAGCAGATGAAGCACGCTATCCAGACCGGGCAGGATCTGCACGACTTCACGGCCGGTCTCGTCTACGGTCCGGGGTTCACTAAGGCTCACCGCAAGATCTGTAAGGGTGTCGGTTTCGGCACTGTCTACGGTGGTGGTCCGGCGACGATTGCCCGGCAGACCGGCGCGAACATTGATGACGTTGCGGCGGCTCAGCGGAAGTATCACCGGGTCTATCCGGAGATCAAGCGCGCTGCGTCTCGTTGGCAGCGTGAGGCTTTCTCTAATTCGATGGTGACCACCACGGTTACGGGTCGGCGTCTGCCGCTTGACCGTGACCGGACGTACGCCGTTGTGAACTATCAGGTTCAGTCTGCGGCGCGCGATTGCCTTGGTCAGTCGCTTCTTGAAATGGAGAGCCGGGGTCTCCTGCCCTACCTCCGTTTGCCTATCCATGACGAGGTGGTTGCGTCGGTTCCCGAGCGTGAAGCCAAGGAGCTTGCTCGGGAGTTTGAGCGCTGCATGACGTTCGATCTGTTCGGCGTCCCGATCGATACGGGGACGGGTCCGGATGGTGGCGCGAGCATCGGCAAGCGTTCGTGGGGCTCGCTGTACGGCGCTGATTTCTAGAGCGCTCGTTCGATAATCACGCGTTAGGTAACGCTCCGTGTGTACTGCACCCGGTTTCAGTCCACGGAGCGTTACAGCGTGAGGCAGCTACTGAATTCAGTACGTGAGCTGCGTCACAGTGCCTGAGTCTGCGTCACATCCCTTACCCCTCAAGGGTTTTCGGGGGTCGCGTGAGCACTCAGTTACTGAATTCAGTACCTGCTACCCCCAAAACGGACATCAAGGTTACCTGCCCGTTACGCGCGTAATCCCAAAGGCGTAGGCGGTCGCTCTCCCCCTACTTCCGTGGTCGTCACCCCTGTTTCGCCTTGGATTCGATGTACAACCCATACCGGACATGGTGGGTCTAACGCCGTGAAGACCGGTTGAGTTGATCTTCCAAGCCCGCATAAGTTCCGTCCTGCAACGACGGAGCAAAGCGCTAGCCCCGGCGGTGCACATCCTCAGACGGTCATGGTTCGCCCATGCCCTGTCACTGATGTGACCCGAGTCACGACGGCTAGCTAGCGCTCTCCACCCGTCTGAGGAAGCCCTTGCGCTCAAGAACGAGCACAAGCAACCCACTCAGACGGGAACAAACAAATGATCAACCTGACCGCTCAGCAGATCGCGGACGCCAAGAACAAGGACCTTGACGCGATTACGGCAGTCATCAAGGAGACTGAGGAGCGCGTTGGTCAGCTTGCCCGGCATTACGCCACGACGAGCGGACGCACTGACTACACGCTCATGGAAGACCTTGAGCAGACCGGCCGCATTGCGGTTTGGGAGGCTCTCGACCGGTTCAAGGGAACTGAGGTAGCGCAGTTCTTCACGTTCGTTGACAAGACGCTCAAGGGTGTTATGAGCGACGAGCGCAAGGAAGAACAGCGACCCGGGGTTTCCCGCGCGGTTGCCGCTGACTTTGAAAAGGCGCTCCGCATTGCCGACGGTGACCCGTACGTTGCGGAATTCCTCGTCACGACGACTGAGGTTATGGGTAAGCGCCGGATGAGCGCGGATATGGCTTACGCGGCTCGTCTGTCTTGGATGGGCATTGACTACCTTGACGCTCCGCTTGGCGGGGACGGTACGCCGCATGAGGCGACGCTTGCGGACACGATCGCCGACACGGCCGGTGTTCCTGAGGATCTGCTTGAGCCGTCCGACTACGTGAGCGAGGCGCGCAAGAAGACCACTGACAAGGTGAACTACATCCTCAAGAAGATGGGGGATCAGCACCGGTTCATTCTGAGCGCGCTTACGGGTATCGCCCCGGTCGGCTACTACGGCACTGAGAATGACGCTGAGCTTGCCGTTGAGATGGGTGTTGCTCCTCACCGGATCACGTCGATTCGCTCGCGCGCCAAGGACCGTTTCGCTGAGCTGTGGATTGCAGCGTTCAGCGCGTGAGGGAACGTCGCCCTCGTCCCGCTCGGCCCCGTAAGAGTCGGGCGGGACGTACGAGGCGCATACGAGAGCGCAAGCCCCCTGAGGGGGCGTACAGCCGCTCAGAGCTGTTCGAACGATGGCACGGCGCTTGCTGCTACTGCGGTGCGCCTGCCGAACACGTGGACCACATCAAGCCCCTGTCACGGGGCGGGCGGGATGTTCTCGCCAACGTCGTACCGGCGTGCGCTGACTGCAACCTGAGCAAGAGCGCACAGAGCTTGGCCCAATGGGCAGCAACTTTCTAGGGGAGAGAAAATGCAGACCTACACCACTCGTAACGGCGGTTCCCTTGAGGTCATCCGCAATGGCGCGCTCACGGACTTGCACGTAAAGGACCCGGCGGGGGAGACGGTAGCCACGGTGGTCAAGCCTCACGCTGAGGCTGTCCCGCTTATCGCAACGCTCATTGCGCTGAGCAAGTGACCCCGGACCAAGCGGCCCAACTCCTCATCAAGAACCTAGAACGACTCTCGGGAGAGACCATGGCAATCAACGTGACGCGTGAGACCAAGGCAACGGTTACGGCCACGAACGGCGGGCGGGTGCTCGCGTGGACCAACGACAAGGAACCGAACCTGATCAGCGTTGCCGTTCCGGGGGACCGGGCCAAGCTGTCTCCGGGTGAGGCTCGTGAGCTTGCTGCCTACCTGAACGAGGTAGCGGCTGAGGTTGCCGCTTCTGCGTCTGAGCGTGTGTCCCGTATGGGTACGCGTTCCGGGGCCCCTGAGGGTGTGCGTGTGCGGGTGTCCCCGTGGCACTGACCGAGACTGACGAGGGTATGACTGACGCTGAGTACGTGGCTGAGCGTGCGGATACGTTCCGTGCCGCTCGGGCGCTACTCGACCGGTTCGAATGGGACGAGCCGCTAAGTCCGGAGGATGTGACCGGGGTTGCGATGTTCCTAGCGGGCGACACCACCAAGTAACGACCGACCGGGGCGGGTCAATTACTGAATTCAGTAGTTGGCTCGCCCCTCTCATGGGGAGAGATCATGAACGTTCAGCTTCTGGCCACTACTGCTTTGCGTCCAAACGTGCTGACCGAGACTTACGGCTATGAGGCCACTAGGCCGGGGGAGGGTGCTACGGCCGGTGACGCGCTCGCTGAGGCTGCCGGGCGCATCTGCTACAAGAGCTTTGACCGGCCGAACCCTAAGACGGCTCGTAACCGTGACTATCTGGCCAACATCATCAATCAGGGTCATTACTCGGTCATGGAACATGCTTCCGTGACGTTCCTCGTTCAGGGTGTGTCGCGTGCGCTTCTCGCTGAGCTGACCCGTCACCGGCATCTGTCGTTCTCGGTCGTGTCTCAGCGGTACGTGAACTACGCCGACACGGCCCCGGTCATCCCTCCGGCTGCTGAGGGCACCCCGGCCGAGACTGCCATCAAGAACGCGTACGCCGGAACGCTCCGGGTGTATGAGTACCTTGTTGAGGATCTGACCGCACGAGGGTTCAAGCGCAAGGAAGCCCGTGAGGCTGCTCGGTCGGTTCTGCCGAATGCCGCCCCGGTCGACATGGTGGTTACGGGCAACCTGAGGGCTTGGCGTGACGTGCTCGGTAAGAGGCACCACGTTGCCGCAGACGCTGAGATCCAGGGGTTTGCGTCCCGTGTGCTCGGGTTGCTCCGTGTGGCCGCTCCTGCGTGCGTTCAGGACGTTCCGAACGAGCCTTACGGGAGTGAGGGCAAGTGAGCCGTATGCCTAAGACGGGCCCCATGCACACGACCGGCTACGCGTATCAGGGTCGCCGGGCCGGTGCGGTAATGCTGGCTGCCGCAGGGGTGCTTGCACTCGGCGCGTGCGATACCGGCCCTAAGTGTCTGGACTATGACACTCAGGTTGTGAGCACGACGACGATCGTGAACGGCAAGGTTGTGCCGGGAACGTCCATCGTGACTGTCTGCACTAAGTACGCCGACGAGGGAGAGACCAAGTGAGAGACCCCCGCGAACCCCGGCTTCCCAAGTGGGCTCAGGCTGAACTTGCCACGCTGCGGCGTGAGTTGGATGTTGAGCGACAGAGGAACGAGGAGCTACGGGGCGCCGTTCCGGAGACTGACACGTTCGTTCGGGACTACGGCCGTGAGGATCGTCCGCTACCCAAGGGTTCGCGCGTGGCGTTTCACCTCAAGCCCGATACCGGCCATATTCGACGGTCGGTCATCGTGCACGTTGAGGGGGACACGCTTGAGATCCAGGGTGACTATGGGCTTGTGGTCTACCCGCGTGCGTCCAACTCGGTTCGCCTGATGTTTGAGGAGTCCTACCGGTGACCGCCCGACCCGATTGGGACCCGTATTTTCTGGCCGGTGCTGCTTGGGCAGCCACTCGCGCGGACTGTACGCGTGCTCAGGTGGGGGCAATCCTCGTGAACGCTCAGAGGGACGTGAGGGGGACCGGGTACAACGGTGCCCCTTCTGGGGTTCCGGGTTGCAAGTCTCAAGGGGCTTGCCCTCGTGGGCAGTTGACCCCTGAGCAGTGCCCCAGGGATAGCGACTACAGCAACTGCATTGCGGACCATGCGGAGCGCAACGCTATTCGGCACACGAGCCCTGAGGAGCGTCTAGGGGCCACGCTGTACAGCACTCGGGAGCCGTGTCCGGCTTGCTGGACGCTGATACGGGCGAGCGGGATTGCTCGGGTCGTGACTCCTGAGACGACGTACGAGCGTCCCTAGGGTCAGCTACTGAATTCAGTACCTGCCTTGCGCGGGGCTCGTCGGTCGTGCTTAACTCTGTCTCGTAAGCAGGAACGAGCGAAACGGGAGCAGACATCATGACGGTTACGACGCGGGTTGCGGGCGGCATGCACTACGGTCAGGTGCGCGACGGTAAGCGCCTCGTGTTCCACACCCGGGGTTACTACACTGAGGGCATGGCACTGGCTGACGTTCGCTGTTGGCTCGCGTTCAACCCTGAGCGGGACCTTGTCCAGCCGGGCGACGTGTTCGAGACTCGGGACAAGGACGGGAACCCGGTCACCGTGTCCGCTGGGCAGATGGAAGCCACGATTGCCAACGCCCGGAAGCACGGCGTTCAGGTAAGCCTCATGGCCGGTACGGGTGGCCGCGAGTACATCAACATTCACATCGGAGCATCGAGTTACGGCCGGTACTTCCGCGCCGCGTAGCAAGGTTGGCCCCCTCTTCGGAGGGGGCTTTCCTGCGTTTGACCTGCTGTTATTACGTTGGGTCAGGAGGCCGGCGAGTTGGTTACCCTGCGTGACTTTTTTTAGGGTCGGCTTCCACCGTGACTAAAGTTAGGGCATGGAAGTCAACCCTGTCAAGCCCGAAAAAAGGCAGGTACTGAATTCAGTAGTTGGCTTGCGCTCGCGCGCGCGCACGCGTAGAGTTCTACTCGTAAGCACGACAGCGACAAGGGAGACACCAAATGAACGCCACCACCACCGCCCGAGTGACCGTCAAGACGCAGGGTCGCGGGGGATGGGCTCAGGTCCGCGAGTTCGACGCCGCCAACGCTGAGATCCGCTCCTACAAGATCCGCAGCAATGAGGACATGCTTCTCACGGCCAACGCCCGGACGGGTCGCCGCTGGTCCTGGGGCGCGATGGGTACCGGCTACTGGGCCGGGATGTAAGTAGGAAGGAGGGGGCCCCTGAGGGGGCCCTTTCCCTTTGGCCTAGCTTGTGAACTTGTGGTTTGCATGGAACGTACATCTATCTTTGGTCTCAGGCTCAATGCATGGGCGCTACATCTATCTTTGATCCTGGGCAGGTACTGAATTCAGTAGTTGGCTTGCGCGGGGGAGCGCACGCGTGTAGCGTCTTCCTTGTCAGCAAGAAACGGCGCAGAGGGAGACGGAAGATGTTCAGCATCAAGTACAACCGGACCACGAACCACATTGCCGGTATCGCTGAGCGCACCGTCTCCAATCAGAGCGCCGAGAACGCCAACCGGTACGGTGCGGTTGCCTACTACGCCGAGAACGCTTGCGGCAGCCTGACCCGGTACCGGTTCGCTGACGGTGCCTCGTTCGAGTCGCTTGCTGACGCTCTTGAGGCTGCCCGTAAGGCCGGTGGGCGCAAGCTCTGCAAGACGTGTGAGAAGGCTGCTGAGGCTGCCCTTGCGGCCATGCAGGAGATCGAGACAGAGGAGAGCCAGGAAGTGACTGAGATCGTCCCGGAGAACGGCGCTGAGCCCCGTATCAAGTTCAAGGTCAACCGGATCCTTGGATCAAGCATCGTCACGGACGAGGACGGAACCAAGTCCTTCCGGATGATCGTTGACGAGGCTGTCCGGGGGTCGGTCGGCCTGATCTTCACGGAGGATGAGGCGTTGTGGCTGTTCGCGGACATCATGGACCGACAGAAGGCGTTCCGCGAGTGGCAGGCTGAGGCGAGCCAGTGAGCTAAGCCACACGAGGGGGCAGCTACTGAATTCAGTAGTTGCTCCTTTCCGTGGTACTGTTCTCACATGAACAAGGACGAGCTGAGCGAAGAAGCCCGGATCATGCTGAGCCTCATGGAGATTGACGAGATCCTTGAGCGCCGGAAGATGGTGAGGGAAGTTCTCGAAAGGTCTTGGATCACAGCAGAGATGATCCTCATGGAAGACCCGGAGTGAAGGAGGGGGCCCGAAAGGGCCCTTTCTCTTTGCCCTACCTTGTGAACATGTGAATAGGATGCATGGGCGCTACATCTATCTTTGGTCTATGTAGCGTGCACGGGTCTTACGTCGGCCCCGGGTTGTACGACTTAAGAAGGATCCTTGAACAATCCTCACGTAGCCCTTGTTGAACTCTTAAGCACCCGAGAATGGGAGTACAAGGTTCCGGTTCAGCGGTGGGGGTAGGTAGCGGTGTCGTCGTTCAGGGTCAGCATGACGCTCGGGGTTCTCGTTCGGGGCTCTGAGGGGTTGGGGTGGCGTCCGTGCCTCCGTGTGCCTTCCCTGGGGCACGAAATCGTCATGCGCAACGAGGAGCTTGGGCCGATCATGCGGGCTCAGGCAACGTTGGTAGAACGCTTCCTGACACCCATGGGGGAGCCGTACGAGGGTTTCCGCATCGTGGCCCGTGACGCTGCCTCAGGCGCCCTTGTGGCGCTCGCTAGGTGGGTCCGGTGCCCGGACTCTGGCCGGTACCGTCCGGCGCCCGACGATGCGGCTCTGTTCCTCGCGTACGAGCATGGGGCGGGTCTCGCTGCCTAGGTGGGTACGCTCGCGGCATGGATGAGTTGATGCACGGGATAGCCCCGCCCAAGATCAAGAATTACGACAGTGCGGCTGAGCTGCTTGCCAAGCTTGAGGGGCGCGCCGCGCTGTGGGAGCGGCATGCACGGGATGCCACGGACCGGGCGGCAGAATTCGAGAGCGCTGCCCAGAGGATTAGGGACGGCGCGTCAACGGTGACCGTTGGGCGAACTACCTACACACTTGAGTAGCTGAGGCGTAATCTGGCTCAACTGGCCTGGTAACAGACCGGGCCTGACTGCCAGTTAGGAAAATCGAACAATGACCCAAGCGGACAACGCTACGGCGTTGGGAATGTCGCTTGACTCTCACCCCACCCCGGGGCAAGGGCAAGCGCTCGTGACAGCGGTAACGCCTTTACCTCCGGGGTGGGGTTCGTTCTGCTCAAGGCCGGACAAGGACAACGGTCCCCACTGGTACGCCGTGTCTCCCTATGCGGTGGACGCGCTCAAGGAGAGGTGGGGTCGGGACGCTTACGGTCTCGATCACACGGTGTCTGCGCCGACGTGGCCTAAGTTGCATCAAGCGGTTGCGGCTCAAGTGGCGCTGTACGACCTGCTTATGGGTGGTGGCTCGTGAGCACGGTTCTCAAGTACGTCAAGCACACCATCCGTCACGTGAACGAGGGTGGTTGGATCCTTGAGGCGTTCTGCGCCAAGGGCGGCTGCGAAGAGACTTCCGGCCCTAAGGATTCGTCGGAAGCCGTTGAACTGTGGTGCATGAGTCACACCGGCTGGAATCCGGACCATGATCTATTCCGGCGCGTGGCTTCTGATCATGCACGGGTGACGAGAGAGGAGTAGGGGGAAGCCCCCGAACAGAAATGGTGTCCGGGGGCTTCTAAGGGCACTCTACGGGGCCCCGGTTAGTCGGATGAGGTATCCGGCAACCGGGGCTCTTCTGCGTCCGTGAGTACGGCCTCAACGGCTGCCGCAATACCGGCGCCTGAGAGGTTGTCCGGGTTGGTCACGTCGACCGTGACGGGCTCGCCGGTCGGCTCCTGCGTCTCAGGGTCGACGGTCTGAGCCGTGACGGTTGCCGGGTCCTTGCGCGAGCACTCCTCAGCGCCGGTGACGTCCACCTGTACGGCTGTCTCGTCCGTGATGGTGGCGACCATGGTCACTGTGTCGGCGTGCTCGTCGTACGAGACGGCTAGGGGTGCGTCGCTGACCCGCGCTAGGAACATGTGCAGGGGGTTGAGTTCGTCCGGGATGCTGATTCCCGTGGTGTCCTCAATGAACGCCGTGAGCGGCCCCTTGTTGCTCTTGGGCTTGCCCGGCTGCTTGGGCTTGGCCCTGACCGGCTTCTTGGGGGGCTTGGGCTTAGCCGTCTGCTTGGGCTTGCCTGCCTTGGCGTGCTTGTGCTTCTTGTGGGGCTTGTGCGCTGCCTTGACGGGCTTGCCGGGCTTGCCGGGTGCCTTGGCCTCAGCGAGGCTCTGAGAGGGGCTAGGAGAGGCTTGCTCGGGCTCTGTGGCCGGTTGCTCGTCCTCGTCGGCAATGGGGCTCTCAGGGGCGTCTGACGGCTCGTCGGCGGGGCTCGCTGAGGGTGTGGGCAGATGGCTGCCGGGGCTTCCCTCTGTGGACGATTCACCGGGCACTATGTCAGCGGGTATGACTGACTTCTCGTTGGCGTGGCTGTCATGGTCCGCACGTCCCAGGAAGAACGCCAAGGGGAGTGAGGCAGCGAGCATGCCGTATGCAACCTTCCCCCCAAGCGGTATTTCCTTGATCGCTGAGCGCTTGCCCACCATGTCCCCCCGACTGTCCGGATTGAGTTGTTCCGCTTATGGAAACACGTGCAGGGGGCACGTAAGAAATGGATCAAGCCCGGGGGTCGGGTGCCTCGTGTTGGGTCTGCGTTTCCGCTGGTCAGAGCCTAAGTACCCTAAGTGTGCTAGCTTTTGAGTTAACACAGATGAGGTGGTTAGATCTCCACCATGACACTAGGGATGGTTACCGGCATGGCGACTCACGTGGGGCTCTACGCTCGCCAGTCAGCGGGACGCGCCAACAAGTCTGAGGTCAGTACCGAAACTCAGCTTGAGGCTGCTCTTGAACGCGCGCGCACCCTGAACCCCGATGCTATCGCGGAGTACAAGGATGTTGACCGGTCCGCATTCAAGACGGATGTTGTCCGCGAGGATTACGAACGGCTGTTGCGTGACTGCAAGTCCGGGCGCATCAACGTCGTAATCGTCTACTACATCAGCCGCTTTACCCGCGCTGACCCGCTTGAGACCATTCCTGTTGTCTCGGAACTCCTCAACCTTGGTGTAACGCTTATCAGCGTGACCGAGGGTGAGTTCCGTAAGGGAAACCTCATGGACCTAATTCACCTCATCATGCGTCTTGACGCCGCTCACAACGAGAGCAAGAACAAGAGCGACGCTATCGGCAAGGCCAAGCGAAAGGCTAAGGAGCTTGGCGGGTATGTGGGAGGGACGGCCCCGTTTGGTTTCAAGCTTGTGCCTGAGACAGTCATTGATCCGGCGCGCAACAAGCCCATCGTTATTCAGGTCCCTTATGAGGAGCCTGCCGAGTCTTGGATCATTGACGAGGCCGTGAGCCGCATTGAGCGGCACATGGGCGAGCCCATCACTCCGGGCAAGACGCACCCCGGGTCACTGTCCGGCATCTGCGCTGCGTTCAACCACGAGGGGGACAAGCCCACCCGGGGTCAGCGTGTCGGCAAGGACCGTGCTGACAGTGGTTGGCAGGTAAAGACCCTTGGTCGCATCCTCATGGATCCGCGTATTGCCGGTATGGACGCTGAGCCCGTTTACGGCGTGAACGACGAGGGGGCGCCTACTACGAACATTGTGGGTTACCGCATTCTGCGGGACGGGGACGGGGAGCCGATTCCCTTTGCCCGGCCTCTTATCGACCCTGCCCGTTGGTGGCGTTTGCAGCCGTGGCTAAAGAGCCGTGGCCGTGGTCGTGGCCTTGCCCGGGGAACGTCGTTGCTCAGCGGACTACGGTCCGAGACCAACCGGGCTATCACTACGTGTGAATGTGGCCGGTCCATGGGTTCGCTGAACACGACGCACCAAGTTAGTAAGCCCTCTTACCGCTGCACTCGTGCGCGGGGCAAGGAACTGCCGGGTGAGCACGTGGGCGGTAACACGATCGTTCAGGAGTACCTAGACGCGTACGTTGCCCGGCGCATCTTCGCTCTGATCAATGCGAGTGATCAGGATGACCCTGAGGCGTTGGGTGTCATCAAGGCGGCTACCAAGCGGTTCGCAAGGACCGTGGAAGCCCCTGAGACGGTCGAGCAGCGTCAAGCCTTGGTGCAGGAGCGTGCGGAGGTTGTTCGGGCGCTAGAGGAGCTGTACGACGCTCAGGAGGCGGGCGGGTACTCCAACCCGATCGGTCAGCGCCGGTTCATCACTCTTGAGGCCAAGCTCAGCGAGCGACTTGAGGCCGTTGAGGGGCGTATCAAGACCATGGATGCGTCTAGCTCTCCTGATCTGCCCTTGGGCTCTTGGGTGCCGGACGAGGGCGACCCGATCGGGGATGGCTCGTGGTGGGGTCTGGCGACCCTTGAGGAGCGTCGTGAGTTCATCGCGCTGTTCGTGGACCGGATCACGGTCCGGAAGGCGCTGAGGCGGGGTGGGCGCACTTGGACGGAAGAGCAGATGCATGAGCGGGTGCATATCGCATGGGTGTTCGAAACGCAAGAGTTGAGCGTTGACCTAGCTGCGTGATCTGCGTCACATAGATAGCCCCGTCTCGGGTCAGCCTGAGGCGGGGCTTTCGCATGCGCGAGGGGACAGCGGGAGAGGTGAGACCGGCTAATGTCCGGTTTCCCCTATTTCCCTAGTGACGTAGTGACAAAGTGACATAGACCTAATACAGCTTATACAGGCTCCTAGAACCCCTCTTGTAAAGCTAACCCCAAAGTGACGTCATTGGTGTCACCTCGTCACGTGGCGTCCCGCCCGCCCCTTGCGCTGAGGGGAAGTCCTTGCGCTCTCTTAGGAAGTGCTTGCGCTCTAGTATAAGTAGCAGGAAGCGCGGTTACCGCGCACACACATTCGCATAGGCGGTCTGAGTCCGTGCATCCTGTTAGCTCACTTAGTGACTCCCCTCCCTCTCCCCAGGGTTGAGCCCTACGTGAGCGCTTGCCGCTCTAGCTCAGTGGAGAGAGCACCCGGCTACGAACCGGGGGGTCGGTGGTTCGAATCCATCGGGCGGCACTTTGGATCGGTAGTTCAGTTGGTAGAACAGCGGACTCTTAATCCGTACTGTCGTAGGTTCAAGTCCTACCCGATCCACGGAGCGATAGGCGTAAGCGGGGCATGCACTCCCCGGCCGGTCGGTGTACCGGTCCTATCGCAATGACGCATAACTCAACTGGCAGAGTTCCGGATTGTTACTCCGGTGGTTGTAGGTTCGAATCCTGCTGCGTCAGCAGGTGCAGACAATAGGCCGTGACTGGCCGACGGTATGCACCCTGGGTGAACACCGGCCCTAACCCCTTGGCTAGTCACCTATGGGACGGGAAGCTAGTAGCCCTTAAGCCCGCTTAGGCAAATGGTAAAGCCGCCTCGCTTAGGACGAGGTGCATGGGGGTTCGAATCCCTCAGCGGGTACGTTGCCCTTGTAGCTCAATCGGTAGAGCGTCCGTTTCGTAATCGGGAGGCTCGGGGTTCAATTCCTCGCAGGGGCTCTTTTCTAGGTGTAGCTCAGTAGGTAGAGCGCGCGGTTAGGGACCGTGAGGCCGTAGGTTCGAGACCTACCACTTAGACCAACTACTGAATTCAGTAGCTGCTACGCGAGCAGGATTGCCGCACGCTGTAGACGCTCAGGGTCGTACTTGAAGTGCCCTAGCGCGCGTGCACATGCCTTGCAGACTACGCCTTTGATCTCGCCCGTCTGCTTGTCTGTGTAGACGCTGTTCGGGTCTTCCTCGCTGCCCTCACGGTTGCAGATATCGCAGGGGCTAGCGCGTAGGTCTACGTACTCAGGGACGGTAAGGCCAAGCTTCTTGGCTGTGGTCTTGATCTTGTCATCACGGTACGGGTTGGTCCGGCCTGCTTGCCTTGCTCGCTGAGCGAGTGCCTTGCAGTCCTTGCATTGTGAGCCGTGCCCGTCGCTGCGGTTGGCGTCCTTGGCGAACGCGTCTAGGTCTTTGTCTTCCTTGCATGTGATGCATACCTTGTGTGCCATACACACTAGGGTAGCATCTGTCAACTACTGAATTCAGTAGCTGCCTATCAGGGTGTGTGAGTACCCCACCCCTTCTCGTATAGACCCCCTCGTGAGCGTGTCTATATCCCCCCTTCTCCCTATGCCCTACCCCCTGCATTGCCTACCCCCCTGGATAGCCCATGCCTAGTAAGCCTCGTACCCCATGCTCTGTACCCGGGTGCCCTGAGCTAACTACAGGTGGTAGGTGCGCTGACCATAAGCGTGAGGCCAACAAGGATCGTGCGTCACGTGGTGGTGCTGTCTATACGACACGATGGCAACGCGTGCGTAAGGCGTACATCTATAAGCATCCTTGGTGTGTGCTATGCGCTAAGGCTGCGACTGTCGCTGACCACTATCCGTTGAGTCGTCGTGAGCTTGAGGCTAAGGGTGATCCGAACCCTGACAGCCCTAAGCACCTACGACCCTTGTGCACGTCGTGCCATAACAAGGAGACGGCTAAGCATCAACCGGGTGGTTGGGCGCATGAGCGAGGCGCACGGAGTGTGACGCTGAACGCTTACGGACGGTTCGCAGATGACGCCGACTCGTCGCGCTGAGTGCCTACCCCCTGGGGGGTGACCCCCTCCCCCCTCTCGCGCGGAGCGGCAGGGAGGCAAAAACCTACGATGGCTGATCAGACCGTTTTGGCGGAGGTGACTGAGCGTGGCCGTATCCGGTGCCAAGCCCAAGCCTCACCTGACAGCCGTCCGTGAGGGCACGTACCGTGCTGACCGACAGTCGCCCGGTGCCTCGTTCGCTCCGTCCGCTCCTCGTGAGCCGGATTGGGACGAGGTCATGCCCGGCAGGAGCAAGGGGCATAAGGACGTTCGCGCTAAGGCTGCCTCAGTGTGGGCAACCACTATTCCGGCGCTCGTCATGTCCGCTGGTCTGACCGACCCTCAGCGTGAGACGGCTGTTGAGTATTGCATTACGGCTGCCCGCATCTGGCAGGCAGAGCGTGAGCTTTCCCGTCAAGGGCTCGTGGTCGAGACCGAGCGAGGCATGGTCAAAAACCCGTGGATCACCATTGTCAATCAGTACCGGTCTCACTTCCGGTCGCTAACGGGTGAGCTTGGCCTTTCCCCCTCTAGTGCGGCAAGGATCACGCCGCCTGAGTCTGGGGGAGAGGATGACGACGTTTTCGACTGACGAGTTTGACCCCTCGTCGCTGCCCGTTCCGTATGACGCTCTGATTGAGCTTGGCATGACGGACGAGGAGATTAGGGACGCTTGGGAGCGTCGGCCCCTCGTTAACGCTTTCCAGGCTCACGAGCGTGAGGGCGCGTACTTCTCGGTTGCTCACGCTGCCCGTGCTCTTAAGGCTATTGAGTCGTTCAAGCACACCAAGGGCCGGTGGGGTAACTCGCCGCTCAAGTTGCAGACTTGGCAAAAGGTGTGGGTTGTCTTCCCCATCTTCGGGTGGCTTTGGTATGACGACGAGGTTGGGCGAGACGTTCGCGTTACTCGCTCGGTCTGGATTGAGGTTCCGCGTAAGGCGGGTAAGTCAACACTCTCCTCTGGCATCGGCCTAGCGCTCTTGCTCGCTGACCGTGAGGTTGGCGCTGAGGTCTACGCCGCCGCAGGAAGCCTTGAGCAGGCTCGGCGCGTGTACGAGGACGCCAAGCGTATGGCGGAGACTTCCAAGGCCGTACGCGGCCGTGTGGAGATCCTGAGGAACGTTCTCCGGGTGCCTCGCACGGGTGGTGTCTTCCGCGCGCTCTCTAAGATCGCTGAGACTGCCCACGGACTGAACGTGTCCGGCGCGATCATTGACGAGGTTCACGTTCACAAGTCACGCGACCTCGTTGACGCTATCGAGACCGGTACGGGTGCCCGTGATCAGCCGCTAATCGTGTTCATCACGACGGCTGACGAGGGTGAAGAAGGCAGCATTTACGACGAGAAGCACACTTACACTCGTCGTGTCGCTGAGGGTGTCGTTAAGGACCCCGGTCACTACGGTGTGATTTGGGCGGCTGCTGAGGACGCGGACCCGTTTGCCGAGGAGACTTGGCGTCGCGCTAACCCGGGTCTTGGTGTTTCCCCTTCGCTGTCTTACCTGCGCCGTGAGGCTGAAAAGGCTAAGTCAACCCCCTCGTACTTCCCTACGTTCTGTCGTCTGTCTCTCAATCGTCGTATGCGCTCGTCTACTCGTTGGCTGCCTATGCCTTTGTGGGATGAGAACGCCGGAACGGTTGATGAGAAGCGTTTCCGCTATCGCCGTGCATGGGGTGGCGTTGACCTTTCGGCCGTGTCCGACCTTTCCGCTTGGGTGCTCGCTGTTGAGTCTCGGCAACCGGGGGTTGAGCTTGAGCTGATCTCCCGTTTCTGGCTGCCTGAGGAGCGGGTTGACGAGCTTGAGGCTCAGCTACAGATGCCGTTGCGTCAGTGGGCCCGTGATGGCTTCCTGACCCTCACTGAGGGCGACGCTATCGACTACGGGGCGATTGAGAAGCAGATCATTGCCGACTGTCGCCGGTTGAACGTGCAGCGCGTGAGTTATGACCGCATGTTTGCGGGTCAGCTTGTGCAGCGCGTTGACCAGAAGACCAAGGGTGTTGATGTGGTCCCGATTGCGCAGACCTACTTGGGCATGTCGCCCGGGTCCAAGGAGCTTGAGCGGCTGCTACGTGAGGGGCGTGTCAAGCATGGTGGTAACCCCATCCTGCGTTGGAACGCTGCTTGCGTGGAAATCTACGCGGACGGTAACGACAACATCCGTCCCCGGAAGCCGGACCGTCATCAGTCTTCGGCCCGTATTGACGGTATCGCCGCTGCTGTGATGGCTCTTGACGGTTATGTCCGTCGCCCGATCAAGAAGGCTCGCGCCGCGAGTGCCTAGCAACTACTGAATTCAGCAACTGACCACCTAGGGAAGGGGGTTAACGCATGGCTGAGACCCCCCTTGAGGTTGTGAACCGGCTATACGCCAAGCTCAAGCGACGTTCCAGCAACGCCAAGAAGTACGGCGCGTACTACAACGGTGACCACAACCTAAAGTTTGCGTCGCCTGAGTTCTCGACCATTGCCGGTGACCTGTTTGACGGGTTTGCCGACAACTGGTGTCAGGTGATCGTTGACTCGACCCTTGAGCGCCTTATGCCTATGGCGTTCCGTCTTGATGACGGGTCGCTTGACTCGGTCGCTTGGGATTCTTGGCGCCGCAATGAGTGTGACGTTGAGATTGGTCTTGCTCTTCTTGAGTCGCTGATTTCGGGTCGCTCGTACGCGCTCGTTTGGCGTCCGGACGGGCCAGACACTGAGATCACGTTCTATGACGCCACGAGCGCCATTGTGGAGTATGTACCCGGCAAGCGTCGGGTACGGCGTTACGGACTGATCACGTGGACGGATGACGCGCGCGAGAATGTCACGCTCTTCACTGCTGACCGCGTGTTCAAGTTCTCTCGTCCGCTTAGCCACGCCGCTAGGTACGAGCACGTTGACAGCAACATAGCCATTATGGGCGGTTCCGCTTGGGCGCTTGACGCTGAAATGCCTAACCCGCTCAAGGTGGTCCCGCTTGTTGCCTTTGAGAACCGTGCTCGCCTACAGGGTAAGCCGGTTTCGGAGATTGCCAACGTTGCTCCGCTACAGGACACGGTAAACACTCTCTGGGCTCACCTCCTGACCAACTCTGACGCTCTCGCGGTTCCCGCGCGTGTGGTTACCGGCATGGACCGGCCTACGCGTGAGATCACGGACGATGAGGGTGAGGTTGTCGGGGAGGAAG